GCATCGCGTCCAGTAACCCCTAGGCTTGCGCCGTGGTATCGTGTCAAGGCATGGCCGATGTCTGTACTTTATTATCTATATGGTCCGATATAGGCGATTATTGTGTTGACAAGCACCCGAATCATCGCCTAGATTACATCTAGGGAAAGCAAAACGCGGACCTAGTTAATCAGAAGGAAGTAAAGACATGACACTTGCAAACCTAATTGAAGACATGACACGCGAAGGAATTCATCAGGATGCTGATGACCGTAGCTTGATGGCATCCCGCCTAGATGTTTGCCGCGCGTTGTCGAAGGCAATTGGTGAAGAGATCAAGAAGACTGAGAAAGCGGCCGTAGATGCCGGTTATGCACACAGATGGAATAAGACATCTGAGTCAAACGTGACCGTGATAAGTAAAATGCCATCATTATCAGACGCGGTCAAAGCCGGTGTATACCCTGACAAGGATGGCGAGTATACTAGTGCAGGACCGGAAGGATTTCAAAAGCCTCAGATCAAAGCGATAAGAAGATGGTTAATTGGAACGGTCAAAACATCCGAGCGTGTTGCGCCGTTTGTTTGGAAGTAAGGCAAGATATGGCCGGCACCCTAGCAATAGGGTGCCGTAACATATCAATCCTGATATGACACCGGCCGGATCACGGCCAACCCAGAAGAGAAAGAGGTAAAACAATGCGGATTAAACTAGAGTATATCGAGGTACAGATGTTATTGTCTGGTCTAGAGGCGATACACTTACCAAGTGTCGCGCACCATGAAATCAAGAAAAAACTACACCGGCGCCTAGAGCGGATGGAACGCGACTATACATCCGGATATGCGGACAATCCGGTCAATGCCAAGATTGAAAAGGCAGTTGATAAGGTCGACTCATAATGACCTTGTATCAATCTTTGTTATTGGAAAGATTGAAACGCGACCTTGCCATAGAACATTGGCAAGGTAACGTTGATAAGAACGGTAACGCTATCGTTCATATCTGGAACATACCGGTAACAATACCTTGCAATTAACCTAGACCGGTCAGCCTATGTGATGTAGGCTGACCATACGTTAACCAGAAAGAGGAAAGACAATGCCAGATATTTATTGCGGACATTGCGGCGAACCATGGGAAATGGACACGCTACACGATGTAGTAAGCGAGGGTAACGCAACGAACTATCGCGATGCCGCGCACAAATTCACTAAGTTTGGATGCGGCATTATGATGTACCCCACGACCGGCACATGTACTAATCCGGTAGTGGATCAATACGCGGCCGACCGTGCTAGAGTAAATCATATCATGTCACCACATCCAGACGAATGGATGGAATAGAACCAAGGGCGCCACACCGGCGCCCTTTTTTTTGTGCCGCGTTGGCCGCGATCCGCGCCGGCCGGCGGACGCGCAGGGCGCAGGGCGCAGAACATGATAGAGATCGACCGGCTAGCGGGGGCGCAGGATATGCAAGCGACCGACCGGCTAGCGGGGGCGCAGACATCTATAGATATATACCGGCTAGCGGGGGCGCAGACATACCGGCCGGCCGGCCTGCTAGCGGGGGCGCAGACCGGCGCCCCTGGAATCGCATACCTCGATGTATAGACCAGCCGGCGCCGGTCTATTATTCCCGATATAGACCGACTAAATGCTTGTCGATGCGCGACCGATACTATAGACTAAACCTACGTTAACTAGAAATAGGAAAGGAATCCGACTCATGAAATCCGGTATCATATACAACGGGCCGAGCCTCTTGGATGGTAAGCCAGTTGTTGCGATCGCGACCTATAGCGACCGCAACACAAAGACAGGCAAGGTTTTACAGACCTATATAATCCGGTCCGATATCTCCCCATTAGACGCAAGCAAGACAGGCGCAGACTTCTCTATCTGTGGTGACTGTAAATTCCGAGGCACTCCGACCGATGACCCTAAGCGCAAGCAAGCGGTCAAGCGTGACTGTTATGTAAACCTAGGGCAAGGTCCGACTATAGTTTATAAAGCGTTCTTACGTGGCAGATATCCCATAGCGCAATCATACGCGGGGGATAGTTTTACAGTAGATCAAGTTCAAGATTTAGGACGCGGTCGCATTGTTAGACTTGGCACCTACGGAGACCCTGCCGCTATCCCGTCTTCAATATGGGACAGATTAATATCCCGCGCTGAATCTCATCTGGCATACACGCATCAGTCAGGATTTCGTCCAGATATTGCAATGCAGTCGGCCGATACAAGAGCGCAAGCGGTCGCGCATTGGAAAAACGGCCGGCGGACGTTCCGAGTCATTACTGACATAGGCGATGTCGTGAAAGGTAAAGAAATCCTTTGTCCCGCAAGTAAAGAGGCCGGCCGGCGCGTTCAATGTAACGCCTGTAAATTATGCGGGGGCAATAGCACGAAGTCTCCGAAATCAATTGCCATTGTACAGCACTAATGGCACAATCAACGCGGGGGCATTGTGTCCCCGCACTAGTAGAGAGGAAACCAAATGGACTATGAAGCAGCACGAAATCTAGCAGACCAAATAGAGAAAGAGGTGAATAAAAAGCCTGATTTCTGGACACAAGATATGTATTGGAACAAGTGTAGAACCATTGTTGAAATGAGGCATCCTAAAATGGATGTCATGAAACAAGCCGAGCTTGTCGGTAAAATGATGCAAGAAAGGTTCCCGTCATGATTATCGCAGAAATCTCTTGCGATGTCGCATCCCTTGCCATTGAGGCAGGGGACACGATCTTTACACTTCCAAACGACATAGGTTCAGACGGAGGTTTTCACATCTATATTTACTTGGACTATGGTCAAGTAAACGATACAGACCGAGATGAAATGATGGATGCACGCGCCGGCGCATGGTTCCAAGAGCTTATTGTCGGACCTAGACAGGCACGGATTTGTTGGTCTGATTGCTATGATCCTTACCAGACAGAAATGAACAAGGTGATCTATAAAGATCAAGGACGCAGCCCCTATGCTGCAACACTACAACAGGGCAGATGGGATGTGTATCGATGGGGCGGAGATTGGCACTTTGTCCGGAAGGGGGATTTAAAATGACACAAGGGGCGGCGCTGGGGATTTCCCTGGCGCCGCCCCAATTTTTTTACACACACACATTAGAGCGAAGGCGCAGGGCGCAGACCGGTTGGCCGGCCACCTCGATCGGGGGCGCAGGAATCCGGAGAAGTTAACAAACATACCCTAAATGTTAACCAGCTAGCGGGGGCGCAGACATGCGGAGCCCGAACCCTGACGCGGGGGCGCAGAAACTAGGGCGCAGGGGCGCAGACATTTGAATAATGATTAAGCAAGCGGGGGCGCAGGGCCGTGAACACGGCACCAACGTCCCCGAAAACATGTCCAACCCCGCATCGCAGACCCTTTTCCATGAGGCATGGGCCTTGATCCCCCCCAAATAGATGCAAGGAACGGTCAGAGAGGCTCTTGACTAAGAAGAAACACGCGCCCCCTCGCGACCAATACTGCATATTCCACGCGACTTGATGAGATCGGAGATTGACTGCATTGCTTTTGCTTGTCTTCAATTCAATCCAGAAGGGTAATCCATCCCAGATTACATGCACATCGGGAACTCCCCCGCCATGTACGTTCTCAATCCGTGTCGCTGATGCCTTCGGCGGTAAGTTCTGCCTTATCGTGTTCCAAAAGTTCGCCTCTGGTCCCTTTGACATCTGTCACATCCTTGAACTCAGCATCTATCACAAATGCTTGTGGGAATTTCTTTTGGAGATCAGCAAGCCGACCGACTATTTCATCACGGGACATGGTGTCGATGGTGTGTGTCTGTTCCCGCCTGTCTACAGTCAGACCGCCAAGTGCTGATCGTATCTTTTCAGCATTGATAGCGGCAGAGAATTGACCTGCCTCTTCAGCGCCCTCGGACAGCTGGTGTAGGCGTTGTAGTTGTCCGATGGTTGACACCCCATACCGGCGTTCTCTTTCATCGCGCATCTCTTGTATGTATTCTAGCACATGAGGATAGTCCCGCCCGTTTAGCAAACGAGAGGCGTGTTCTTGTGCAAGGGACGTTTTGTATCCGGCTTTTCTTGCACTCTCAGCATTGGAGTAGATGCCTTCCACGATGTGCCGTGCGAAGGTCATTTGTCTGGGCGTCAGCGTTCTGGAGTGTGCTTTCTCGATCTTCTTTTTCAGCGATGCCATAGCAAAATCCTCAATGTTTACAGGCATTATAGGTGTCGCTGCGCGGTGCATCAAGTTTACATATAGTGTTTTTTCCAGAGGAATTGGGACGGGTTGGACCGAAAAATCTAGGAGAGGGCAGTACGAGGCAACTGGTTAGGTGAGTACACCTGAGTACACCCTGAGTACACCTATCATTAGTATGGTGTACTCAGGGTAAAAACTGTTAACTCATTGTTCAGTAGTAATAAAATCGTGTATCATTGTGGGGTGAGTACAGTGAGTACACCAAAACCCAATAATTTTCAGTTCAAAAAGTTTTAAAATCTCCAGCAACTCCCTATAGTGTACTCACAGAAACATTTTGACATCGGGCCGTGCTGCGTTTAACTTGATTCGCGAGGCATGGTGCTTCGACTAGTAGTAGAGAGGAAGATAGAAGATGGAACTCCAAGATATATTTAACAAGGCATCGGAGCATTTATCCGCGATGTCTGGTCCGTGTACGCGGAACCGTTCTTGTGTTTATCGTGATGGTAAGGGCGGCATGTGTGCTGTTGGTGTGTTCATTACTGATGAGCATTACACTCCGGAGATTGAGAGCATTGGCATTGCTGATGGCAACCGTGGTGATTTGGTTCGTGACGTTGTTGCGCGGTCCTTGGGTTTGAAAGCATTGACTGGCAAGCAAGTGTCTTTG